TATACTTAGATGTGACTCGTATGTAGCAAGTGTTTCCTAAGTCTAGGTTAGGGAACGGTTCAAGAGATAGTTTGACAGCCGCCTCTTGAACACGCTCATATGGGTCTTTTTTTCGTTCGTTTTAGTTATTTTTAATACTATCACGAATTTTCAAATTTTTGATGACTTGGTCACCTGATAATTGTTGAGAAAGTTTTTTTATCGCTATAAATCAAGATTTCGGTGTATATGCAATTTTTCATATTAACTAATGATTTAATAGTACATGAATATTTTACCACTAACAGAACAATTGTTCTATATTTATTTTTACATGTTTATTTTCAACCATTTTTTAAAATAAAGTCATAGTATCTACCAATTATGGTATAGTGATAAGTCGATAACTATACTCAAAAATATGAAAAACTCAATCGGACAAAACATTAAACGTTTAAGGAAGTCTTTTGGTTTAACGCAAGAACAACTTTCGGATAAAACAGGGATTACTCGTGGACAGTTGAAAAATTGGGAAACGGATCGCCACGAACCAGACCTTGAAAGTTTAAAAATGCTTGCGTCATTTTTCAGTGTTACGACAGACACTCTTATTGGCTTCGAGAACGAACAGAATGACCCTTTGGTAGATTTACTACTTAGTGATATCAAAAACGACTACAGTAAGCTAAATGGGCGCGAACAAGGTCAATTTGCTAAACATATGGCTGTCTACTCGAAAATGTTAATTCAAAATAAAGATTTATTGTGATTTACAAACATTGTAAAAGAAATGTTTCCCAATTTATAGCGGTAAAATATGACATTATTTTACCTAAAATGGTAAGAGGGCTGTTTAGCTCTCTTTTTTATTATTTTGCATCTGACTTTCTTTAATAGCAGCTACATTCCCATTATTAATTCCAACTAACAATGTATATAAATCTAAATTCTTTTCAACTACCATATCTTTAATTTGTGGTAACATCTCTTGCCCTACACTAGAGTATAGACGGATTAAAGATGCTAAAGTTTCGTCTGGAGCGTCCAATGTCGTTATAACACCTAATAAACTATTTAAATACGTATACAATGATTTCGAATAACATAGTCCTAATTTATAGCCATTATTGTAAATATCTATAGAATTCATAAATTAATCCCCCTAATTATCTTTTATATTTTTTTAATAATTCATCTAAACGCTTTTGCTCATCGTTTGATTTTTTTTCAGCTTGTTCATTATCTTCCACAATTGCTGTTTCATTATCTTCTTCTCCAATCCAATCAGGATTCATTTCAGTACGTACATATTTAGAACCTGATACTTTTGCTTTACCTTGTCTTACTTTCTGTTTCTGACCAAGCTTAGACATCTTTTCTTCCACAACTTTTATTACATAGTTTTCAGCAGTAATTAAATCTGTAGATCCAATCGCTTTACATTTAGATGCAACATCATAAATCGCTTTAATAGTCTTTTGGTTTGTAATCTCTCGGTCTTTAATCTTTTGATCCATTAAATTAAGAATCATAGATTCAGTGACAGGGTTAGTTATAATTTCTTCTTCTTCAAGGTCTTTTTGTAAATCTTTCTTTTTAAGATCTTTCTTTGTAGGTGTACTTTTTGTACTGTTCTTTTTGTACTGTACCTTTTGGACATTACTTAAATCACTGTAGTTACAAGGGTTTATACCTACGCTCTTCCATTTATGACATAATTCTAAATAAAACTCATCAATTTCATCTGCTATAAAAGGTATATCTGAAATGATATACTCATACTGTTTTACTGGACGTTTAGAACGTGATCCTTCTTTTAAACCGTATCCGTACCCTGCAATCATGTATCCGTATTGAAGTAGTTCTAGAAAACATCTATCCACTACTTTACGACCATCTTTTTCTGAGTGATTGTACAATTGATCTTTAATAATAGTCCAATCTTCAGGGAGGGATAATAGATAACTAGCTAAACCTCTAGCGCTGTAACTTAATCTTTTGTCTTGTAATAAACCATTATGTAGTGGTGAGTATTCTGATGTTTTCTTTCTTCTAACAATTGACATAATAAAAAATCCTCCATTTTCTTCCCCAGCCTAAAATTGGGTATACAGAAATAGAGGATTTGTATTTACGTTTTTTTAAAGTTATGATACTATCGTTATAGACAGTATTAACTTAATGACGTAACTTACAAAACCTCTGCTTTCCAAGTTTTTAAATGGTATCCGGGCGCCAACCTATCAACCATCTAAAAACTGTTGCTGGGGTTTTTTTATTTTTATATAAAGTTAGTTGTTTAAAAAAGTATGTATCTATCCTTCATCTTAACAGAATCTTGTAGAAAAAAGAAGAATGATAAGGAAAAAGGTTGTAGAGAGCTGAAAGGCTCTCTTTTTTTGTTTTCTAGAAGTTATCAATTAAATTTTCGATTAATTTACGTTTCTCAGGAGGTAATTTATTTATCTTTTCCATGAGAGCCGCAGCATCCTTAGAGATCTTATCTGATTTCTCTTGGTTTAAAGTTCTATGCTCTGATAATCCCAGCATGTAGTCAACAGATACATTGAAAATCTTAGCCATTTTGACTTTGTTTTCACTTGAAGGGGATTGTTTTCCTGACTCGAATCGGGAGATATTAGATTTTTCGATTTCTAAGACATCTGCTAATTGTTGTTGCGTCATTCCCTTCTCTAGGCGCAATGCTTTTAAGCGTTGTCCGAACATTTTTTGTTCCTCTTTTCATCTAAATTAATAAGATGTGTTTTTCACACCTTATATATATCTACATTCTATACGAAAAGTTGAGTGCAAATCAACAAAATAATTCTTTTTATAAAAAAATCAAAATAATAGTTGCGTAATTCGCAACTTTGTTATAAACTCGATTTATGAAAGAGGTGTTCATCGTTTATGATTATCAATAATGAATTTCTTCGTGAAATCAGGAAGGAAAAAGGATTAACACAAACTCAAGTAGCTAATTTACTTAACCTTGATAAGACATCTATTTCAAAGTACGAATCAGGTATTCATTGTCCTAGCTTAAGGGTTCTTGTGTTATACTCAGAGACTTTCGATATAAATATTGAAAAGTTTCTCAGGCAAAGTTAATTTTTTTTGCAACAAGGTTGTGTAATTCGCAACTAGTTGTGTAAGGAGGGAAGATCGTGAAAAACGGTAAGAATCCAACGAATAGAGAAAAACAACTAATTAAGTCATATAGCTTAAACCCACATAACTGGTTGATCTTTAAGAAAGTAGATGGACAACTTCATTTAATCCACCGAAACACTTTTTACAAACGTGTTATTCCAAATTCATAGTTTGAGAGGGTGAAAATAATGGAAGACAATCCAATGTCATTATTCATTGTAGCGTTAACAATCGCTACAGTAATGTCGCTTGTGGCCTTATTAGATAAACCAATTAAAAGGTTTTTAGCTAAATAGGTAATCAAATTTGAATTTTATTAAAAAGTGAGGGTTACAAATGAAAGATAAATTCGGTAATGCGATAGAGGTTGGAAAGCAAATTCAATTTGATGACGATTACTTTGGTCATGGGATGATTCGTGAAGTGAAAATTGATGAAGATGGGATACTTGGGTTTGAGGCTATTCCTAATGTTTCGAAAGAACTTTGCTATGTGGATGCATGGTTGGATGAAATTGAAGTCGTAACGGAAAAGACGGTTATACGAAAATACGCAAAACATATCACGTTAGATGGTAAGCCTTACTTTCATTAAAACCAAACAAAAGCGTTATTTGAATAGAAAAGAGGGATTGCATGAGTGGTTTCTACGGAAAAGCGAAAGTGGAATTATCCTTCGGCACTATTGGTGCAAATGTATATGACTTTGTATCAACTGTTCAAGTCGAAAAAAGAATAGATGATTTAGAGGTATTAGAACATAACTTGGTTTCAGCATTAGAAATGGTTCGGAATGAAAAACGAGTTTTAGAGATGCATTTAAACAAATGAAACTCAACAAAATAGTTATCTTGTAGAAAAGGGGGGCGGAATATGTAGATTGGTGAAAAAAGGTGAGAACTTAAACAAAATCGTTATTTGATTAAAAAACGAAGGGACGGTAAAAGACAATGACACCTGAAGAGTTGTTCGAAGAAAAACAACATTTAGTACACGCTGCGATCACTCAGCATTTTGGTAGCTATGCCCAAGCAAGTAAGTTAGCGAAATCTAATAATATGGAGCTAGATGACTTATTCCAAGTAGCGAGAATGCTTTTATGGGAACTGTGTGTAAAATATGATCCGAAAAAAGAAGCTACTTTTAACGCTTATGTAATGAAATTTATGAAGTGGAGAATGAGTAACGAGCTTCACACAAAAGGAAAGGTAATCAAATTTGGTACACATATTACTTCAGAAGAAAGACAAAAACTTTCTTTCCATTCCATTGATATACAAATAGAAGATGATGAAAAGGATGGATTCTTCGCAATTTCACCAGTGAATGTGGAGGAAGAGGTCATGATAACTGTGGAATACGAAGAAGCATTAAGCAAGTTAACACCACAAGAAAAAAAGATATTAATTAGAAAAAGTCAGGGTTACAAAGATAGTGAAATTGGAGAAGAGATTGGTAAAAGTAGACCTGTAATTTCAAAATTAAAAACAGCTGCATTCAAAAAAATCAATCCAAATTATAAGCCGATCGGTACAACTTCACTTTTCTCAGAGTGTAAAAAAATAAAAAACCACCTGCTGCAACAGGTGATCTAAGAAAATAAATTTTCAACATGATTATAGCACGAATTCAACTCATGTAAAGGAGTGAACTGCTAATGAATATTAAAGAAATAAGTAAAGCTGTACAAGCTATAAGGTTAGCGGGAAATGAAAAAGGTATTATCAGTATTCGTGGTAATGAAGTTTTACTTAATAATGAAACATTCGAATCGGTATTAGATGAAAACAGGATAAAGCCAAACATAATTAATCGTGAATCAGAAGAATATCCATATGAAGTGTCATTTATAAGTGACGATGTAATCTATTACTCTATCTACACTTCTGAAAGGATGGAAGAGAAAATTGCGGGGATACCAAACAGTAGAAAACTCAATGGTAGTCGGGAATCGTCAGGATTCACTTGTAAGTGATGTTATGTGGGATTGCAAAAGTTGTGGCAAGGAAATATATTTCGGTGAAGAGTACCGCGATATTGACGGAGATTACATCCACGATGAAACAGATTGCATCAAACAATATGTAGAGTCTCATTCCATAAAGAAAGTAGCGGGTGAGTGAAGTGAAAGAGACTGTAAAAGTACAATGGACACCTGCATTTCAAAGTTATCATTCTGTTGGTGATGAAGCTGAACCGTTTTGTGATGAATGTGAAACGTATCTCCAAGATGATTTTAATTACTGTCCAAGTTGTGGATCTAAATTAGATTGGGGTGACACGAAATGAACGCTGCAATTGAGGAATTAGAAAAGTCATTAAGTGTGGAACAACGAAGATTAGGCGATTATCAACGTGATTTAGAAAGAATGGAAGAAAAAAAGCCGATTGTTAAACAAAATATCCAAGATACTGAAGGGAAAATTAAGGATATTGAGGCTTCAATCTTTGTTCTCAAAAGCATGGAAGGTACACAAAATGATTCAGTTCTATAAAGGAATACAGCTAGAGCTTATTAATCGTAATTACAAAAGATATGCAGCAAAACGATTTACATTAGGTGGTACAAATCAAAACGTATGGATTCCTAATAAGCATTTAAATCCTGATGGCTCTATAAAAGAAAATGAAAATATCGATTATGTATTTAGAAAAGCTAAAAGGCAGTTAGAACTTGCTGGGTATACAGGACCGATTATTGGAATTAAAAGACGTTCGATTGTGGAGGGGTAAATATTATGTTTCCTGCAAGACTTAGAGAGATAAGAAAACAGAAAGACCTTACTCAACAAGAATTAGCAGAAAAGATTAATAAAGATAGATGCACAATTTCGAATTATGAAATCGGAGATTCCAGACCAACCATTTATGTATTATGCGATTTAGCAACTGCTTTAGGTGTATCAACAGATTATTTATTAGGAAGAGTAGAGGTGAATTAAATGGAAATCACAAACGGTGCTGCAATTACCAAAAGTAAAAAAGCGAAAATCATTATCTATTCAAAGCCTGGTAACGGAAAAACAACGGTTGCTGGATTGTTACCTGGCAAAACATTAGTCCTGGACATCGATGGGACAAGCCAAGTGTTAGAAGGATATGAAAATATAGACATGGCTAAAATTGATGGTGAAAATCCACATGATAGCATTTTACAGTTTTACGGAATCGCAAAAGCGAACATCGGTAAATACGATAACATCTTTATCGATAATTTAACGCATTATCAAAAGTTATGGTTACTAAACAAAGGCGAGAAAACAAAGTCTGGAAGACCGGAATTACAGCATTACGCTTTATTGTATGACCATTTACTAAGATTAGTAGAAACATTTAATTCATTAGATGCAAATGTTATTTTTACAACTTGGGAGACAACGAGAAACATCATTCATGATGATGGACAACAATATACACAATTTATCCCGGACATTCCAGACAAAATTGTTAATCACATCATGGGAATTGTTCATGTTGTAGCAAGATTAATTAAAAAATCGGATGGGACAAGAGGATTCATCTTAGAAGGTGACCAAAGCGTTTTTTCTAAGAATCATTTGGATCAACGAAAAGGCTGCTTACAAGAAGAATTAATCGTGTCATCCACAAACTAATGAAACAGGGGGAAATAAACAATGGGTTTTAAATTTAAATTTGATGAAGAAAATGTATCTCAAGGGTTTGAACTTGTAAAGGAAAATAAATATGAAGTTACTATTATAGGTGCCGAAGCGAAAGAATGGCAAGGACAATATTCTATCGGATTTGATGTAGAAATCCGTTCAGATATTGTGCAAGAACATCAAGGGGCAAAACTCCTATATAACAGTTTATATCTAACTACTAATATCGAGGATTATAAAGAGGACACTAAAAGGAAACGTGACTCATTCTTTGCAGCTTGTGGCTACACAGGTAAACAAGAATTAGACTTAGATGTTGTTGTACATGAGATTGTAGGTAAAACGGTTTTAGGTTACGTAAAACACGAAACAAAGAATGATAAAACATACGCTAAAGTCAAGTTTGTGGCACCATCAAAAGCAACTCCACCTCAACCAAGTGGACCACCAATTAGTGTTGGGGATGATGATTTACCCTTTTAATAATCCATGGGTAATAGTAAATGGATATGAATAAACAATTTAATAGAGAGGTTGGTTTTAACCGACTTCTCTTTTTTATACCCTAAAAGGCTAATCGGAGGGCGAAATGAAAAAGAATCCATACAATTTTAATGAAATTCCTGCCGAGTTAAAGGCCCTTCCTCAATGGATTTTGTGGAAGTTCGAAACGCGAAATGGGAAGCAGACAAAAGTTCCGTGTCAGGTAACTGGTGAAATGGCCCAAGCAAATAACAGGCGTACTTGGTCAACATTTGCAACAGCGGTCAAATTCTACTTAGAAGGTGACTATGACGGAATTGGCTTCGTGTTCAGTAGGCAGGACAACTATATAGGAATTGATATTGATAAGTGCGTCACGGACGGAAAAACAAATGCTTTTGCAACAGAAATTATCGATACATTAGATAGCTATACAGAGTTTTCACCTTCAGAAAAAGGCATCCACATCATCATCAAAGGTAGCCTTCCACAATCTGTTTTAGGAACTGGAAGGAAAAATACAAAGCATGGTTTAGAAATTTACTCATACGGCCGTTTCTTTACCTTCACTGGAAATCGTGAAAATTCCAATGATGTGTATGATCGTACGGATGAACTAGCAGAAGTATTTGAACAGTATTTTGATGATAGCGACATTCAAGGTCGTGTAAATTTAGCGGAATTTGAAAAAGATGAAATCAAAATTTCAAATGAAGCGTTATGGGACAGAATGTTCCGAAGTAAAAACGGTGATGAAATTCGTTCATTATACAATGGTAGCTTAGTTAATGAGGACCATTCAGCGAGTGACCTTGCTTTATGTAATTATTTAGCCTTTTGGACAGGTAATTCAGCAACTCGAATGGACTCAATGTTCCGTGAGTCAAGCCTTATACGTGATAAATGGGACGTTATCCATTTTAGCGATACAAATGAAACATACGGCGAAAGAACGATAGGGAAGGCGATTTCCTCCACATCCACAACTATCTTGGACAACAAACAGCAATTCGAAGAATTTTCATTTGATTTTATAGGTTTAGATGAAGTTGTGGAAGACAAACCAAAAAGGAAATTCAAACTAACTGAACTTGGAAATGCTGAACGTATTGCATATGAATACGGACATGTAGTCAAATTTGTTAATGATATCGGTTGGTTCATATGGGACGGAAAACGTTGGAGAATAGACAACAAAAAAGAAATCGAAAGAATTACAGCAAAGGTGCTTCGCAGTCTTAATAAATCTGAAGATGAATCAGAAATGAAATGGGCGCGGATGTGTGAGCGTAGGAATGTCCGAATGAACAGTATTAAGGACCTTATGCCACTTGTACCAGGGGAACGTGCAGAATTTGATAAACACAAATACCTGTTAAATGTAGAAAACGGCATTGTTGATTTAAAAACAGGAAAGTTGCAGCAACATGATAGAGAACTTGGTTTAACTAAAATCACTAATATTTCATTTGATGAGAACGCGAAATGTCCAGAATGGATTAACTTCTTAGATCAGGTATTCCAAGGCGATAAAGAACTAGCTGAATACATGCAACGATTAATCGGTTACTCCCTTACTGGAG